ATAGTCTTCACCTTCTTCTGTTTCTTCTCTAGTAAGTTCATAGTTTACAAGACCCTCTATGCGCCAAGCTGGCATAGTTGGGTCTTGCGTAGAGTAACTATAGTATTCGCCGTTAGAGTCTACGAATTCTGCAACCAGAAAATATCCTGTACAAAACGCACCTTCTGCGCTTACAAGCTCTTTAGAGTTAGACTCTAAAAGATGTTTTATTTCTGATTGCAGGTCCATCTTATCCTCGTAGTCTTGCTAGTAGCGCAGCAACATTAGGCGGGACTTGTTGTCCACCACCCTGTGGGGGCTGTCCCGGTTGAGGCTGACCTTCTTGCGGTGGGCCTGCTGGGGGAGCTTGTCCAGGAGACTGAGGAGCGTTAGTTGGAGCCCCGGGTTGACCTTGCTCAACTGGTGCTACAACCCCAGCAGGAACCTTTGGCGCAGGTGGCTGGAAGGTTTCAAGGATAGCCTTTTCAATAGGCATCCCTTTCTTTCGCTTCTCAATCACATCTGCGATCTGAGTAACAAGTTTAGCTGGGTCACCTTGCCCGGTTGCTACCATGCCAGGTAAAGCCTGAACGGAAGCAAGTAGACCTTTAGCTACTGTGTCTCGCATTTCTTCAATTTCAATGCGCTCCATCTCAGCAGAAACATTCATCTGCCAAGGGAGTTCTTTCATAATGAATTCGCGGGATACAAGTTTTGCTTGTAAAGCCTGTAGGGAAAAGATTAGTGCGCGTGACGGGTCGAGCCCGGCCATGAGGCCGTAGCGCGCCTGCACACTGTAGTCGCCATTGACATCAGTCGCTGGATTGTATTCAAATGCGTAAGGCGCACCGTTAAATACACCTTTAGAAGTTTTTGTTGTCGGAAAAAGTTTTTCGTCCATCTCAAAACAGATGGCAACAGTTTCCTCCAAGGCGCGAGCAAAGATCTGCTGAGCCGCTTTAATTTGGCTATCAAATGCCCCTAATAGTGCTTGCACACCTTGGCCAGTAATAATGCTAGCCTCAATAGTGCCGGAGCGCCCTTCAGGGTAGCGCGCACCTAGACGCATTTCTGAACCTAGCATTTGCTGTTCGGTAAACGCGCCTGTTGGCAATTCTAGGCCTACACGACGGATAGCCTGTGGGGTATTAGTGCGCAAAATTGCGTCAGGCCCGTAAGCAAAATCATCAACATCGTTAGGCACAGCTAGCGGAGCTTGTACAGATTTTTCTACAGCTTCCATCGCTAGCATAGAGAAACGCGCCCGGGCAATCTGTACCCAAATAACATCGTCGAACTGGCCGCGTGGGTTATGTTCGTCGAGAGATGGGCGCTTAGGAACAATTACTGGGACCCGATTGATAGGGTTGTCGTAGCGTTCTAAAACGAGATTGTTTGCCTCGGGCATGTATAAAACAACTTGGTCTTTGTCATAGTATTTGACAAGTTCCATTTCGCGATTGTAATCTATCAGCTCTGCTGGTTGACCCTGCGTGATAGCGCCAACGTATTCAGGGTACTCTGCAATGAGCTGAGAGACACTCTTCTTGTATACTTTGGAGTAGGATACGCATCTGCCGCTGAGATTATACTCTGGGTAAGCCCCCATAGGGTTTTCGACTCTGATGCGAACCGACTGATTTTTACGGTCAGGTTCAACAATAAATGAAACCATACCGTAGGTGTTGTACCAATCTGCAGCATAATACATCTGGGACTCTAGATCGGAAGAGTAGACATAATGGTTTGCAATTTTGGTTCGTTTTTCTGCAGCCTTCTTCTTGCGGTCGTTAGTGATATCTTCAGTACCGCAGTTGAAAGAAGGCAATGGTGCTAACAGTTCTGCAATGTCGCGGGCAGCAACATCAACAAAGTTAGCAACCATAGGAGCTTCGAGGCCCTCCGGAAACATGTCCGGGTACACTTCAGCCATCCGGCCTTCGCGCACAGCAAGCACACTCACCATGTTTCCATCGCGGGTAGAGTACAACCGCTTCAGGTGGTCGAGTTTATTTGCAATTTCTGTAGTAGAAAGGGCCATTTAATTTCCTAATAAATGTAGTATGGTTCTGTAGCTAAATCATTTAAGCTAACCGCTGACTGCTGCTCTAGGTTTCTTCGAGTAGCAAAGCGGTTATACACATGCGATCTTCGCATGGATGTTTTTCTTACAAGTTCTTTAGCTCTGATTTCGCAGAACCATAAAGCCATCACAAGATCTGTTGGGCTTTTAGTGTCGGCCTTCCAAGTGATAAGCTGTAAGATTAGAGCCTTAAAATGCTCGTTGGCAACATCTGGTATCTCTAGCAGGTTGTTGCCATTGTGTTTCTTGTCGTTTACTTGGCCGAATAGGCCAGACATGGAGGCAACACCAAAACCGACATCCCATTTATTGTTGCCAGTAAAGTGCTGTTTAAGTCGTACGCCTCTGCCGGCCAACCATTGGTTCAGATCGTCATCTAAAGCAAAAGCTTTCTGAAAAGCGTTAATCTCAATGATCAATTCCATCGGATGGTACTTGTCAACCCACTCTTCAATAAGCTTACGAATCTTTTGAGGGGTAGGGTCAGCCATGTTAAATGCGTCGCAGATGAAGCGTTTGCCACTATCGCGATCTACAGCATACATGATGGCTGCCGTTTTACCAACCATAGCTGGGTCGATACCCATAAGGTATACAAACTGGCCTTGTGCAGGATGGCCTGGAGTGCCGGGGCGTAGAGGTCCCGGTTTCCGCATGCGGTTAATGGAGCCGTTTACAGCCTCTGGAGGAAAAACTGAATCGTCTTCCACATCCTGCTGCTGGTAAACCATAGCCCAAGTGGCTGCAGACACTTCTGCCCGGCGCACACGCAAAGCAGGCCCATCCCATTTCCAATACAGTCCATTCTCATTCGGATGAGGATCAGGATCCCCATCCCAAGGCTGATCAGATTCAGGCCACAAAGTAACCCATTTAGATTGATCAAGATCAAACTCGAGAACAGCAGGCATAGCAAAATAGGTGAAAGGCGTCTTATCGCCAGACCACCGGTCAGGATTTCGGATCTCCTTGTAGAAATCCATAGAACTAACTCGGGTACCAACCACAATGATTTTACCAAACTTACCCAAACGAGTAATAGCCATCTTCTGAAGCCAGTTCATCTGCTTCTCATACTCGTGAGCATTCTGCGTATCCACAGCGTCATCCACAATGATGACATCGGCGCGGGCACCATAGATCTGTTGGCCAATACCAAGCGCCTGAACAGTAGGATCCTTCTCGCCAGAATCCCGCTCCAAATAGATACGGTGATCAGTCCACTGCCCAGAAGTAGCCTTATAGCCATTAGCAGGGCCATAGACCTGCTGCAACTTAGCCCAACGCTCCTCAGTCAACCGCTGCTTAATAGAATACAAAAACTCTTTCGCACGCGTCTGAGTCTTAGAAACAATAACAATCCGGATATTCGGATTCATAGCAATCAAATAAGTAGCATACCCGACAGTAATAACCGTCGACTTAGCATGCTCAGGAGGAACATTAATCAAAAGCCGGTTAGGCTCAGCCGGCTCATAAATCATAGAAGGATGAATCCAGCGAGGCTCACGCCCCTCCAAAACATCCACCCAATCCTGATGGTGGGGAAAAACAGTTAAACCCAAAAACTCTTTAGAAAAAGTCGCAAAATCAATATCAAACTTAGAATCACCCAAAGCCTGCTCAAGCTGAACCCGACCCTGCGAATGAGCCGCCTCCAACTCGGCCGCCCACTTAGCATCCTTCAACCACGCCTCAAGCGTACGAGGATTCCTACCCGTAAGCGCAAAAGCAGCCTCAACCGACAACCCCGAACGAACACGCTCAAGCACAGAAGCCTTAGCCTCCGCCAAAAGCCTACGAGTATGATGCTCCTCACCAGAAGGCATAACCCTCTTAGACATACCACACCCACCTAAAAATAGAAACACAACAACAACAAAAAAACAACAATAACAAAGCACCGCCCAAAAGCGGTGCATAAAATAAAAAAGACTACACTATATATAATGCTGTTACAATAGCCACCGTAACACCAAAAAACAAAAAAAACATTAAAAAATAGGACAAAGCCCCCCAAACAACAGAAAAAAAAACAAGACAGAGTAACAATATACCGGGCTCCGCCCGTTAAAATGTGGCTGGGTCTGTGTTTGTGTTGGTCAAGTTTCAAGGCTTCGCCAAACTTCAACAAATGACGGCACGATTACTCTAAGTGACTATCCGAAAGACTGCCGCCCCTGACGGGTTGGCACCGAATAATCCCCCTGGAGTCCCGTTTGCAAACCGAGACCAGCACCCCAACACAAACCGAGACGGCAGCCCTACGCCCGACCACTCCAGCCGTCTCCAGTTTGCAGCGCTTGCCCATAAATGCCCAGCCACTCCGAGCGCTTGGGGTGCGCTCAGTTTGCAAACTTGCCCCGACCAGTTCGCCCCCGTTGGCTGGCGGTGACGGCGCTCAGCGCCAACGATTAGGAGCTCCCGTTCGCTCCGCTGGCGCTCCGCTCCGCAGCTTCGAATCGTTCGAGCGCTTCCCGACCGTCGGCGGTCTGGCTTATGGATCTGACTCCGCTCCGCAGGCTCCGCTCCGCTAGGTCCATTAGCCACACACGCCGAGGCGCTGGACTTGCCCATTCTGAGCAAATCGTTTACCATTCGACCTGTGAGCAATTCCGCTCACCTAGTTGAAAGGTTAGAAAATGTCGAAAGTTAAAGACAACCTCGAAGGCTTCGAGGCTGCCAAAAAGTCAGGCGAAAAGCCAGAGCCAGCAATCTCCGCTCCAGTTGTGAAAGCAGTTGTGAAAGCAGCGACAGAGACAACCGCTATTCGGCGCACCGTCTCAGCACGGCACGACTCACACGAGCGTGAGTTAGTCCTAACGCTGGCTGCAATGATGACACGCAGAAGCAAGCCACTCAGCGCAGCAGAGGTGAAGGTCTCAATCGCCGAGGGTCTTAAGGAAGTCGGAGAGGTGGACGGTAAAGCCTTCCGCTTCGAGTTTTTGCAGCCCTCACACGCCCGCTTTTTGGTATCGGTTGCAAGGCTCATGGACTCGCACAAAACCGACTCCAAAAACCTCTCCCAGTTGGTGACAATCGTCAAAAAGGCGGAGTTCAAAATCAACAAGAACGAGAACATTCAAAAGAATGACCGCAACCAAGCGCTGGAGCAATTGCTCAGCAAGTCCACGCTCGAAGCGCTGGACAGTCTGCCATTGCCACCACAGGCACCACGCCGAGGCAAGGGAGCAGCCGAGGAGTTCGACCCAGAAAAATGGACACAGGCGCAAGCATTCGGACACGCTCGCCAGTTCGCCCTCGCCCTCAATCAGTGGCTGGACACCACCGACGAGAAGCGGGGCAGCGCCGAATCTGTGGCTTCAACGGTCGCAGCACTTCGGGACTTGGTCGAACGCCTAGAGGCTGAACTCAGCGTGACCGCCTAACCCAAAACAAACCGCAAGCCCCCCGGTCTTAATGACTGGGGGGCTTCGCTCTTTGCTGGGAGCAAACCCGATCGGCTCCGCAGGCTCCGCCGTCGGAGTTTGCACAGCCAGCAGCACACCGCCAGACCGAACGCTCCGCGATTACGCAGAGTAATTTCGCCCTGCGGGGCTAAAAACGGCGCTCGCTTCGCTCGCAATTTTTTGTTGAAGGGGCGCTAAAGCGCACAACAAACTATGCAGCGTAACGCCGCTGCACCACTTTTATTGCGTATCGCCGCAAACCACTCATCGCGTTTCGCCGCGATACCACGACCAGCGTATCGACGCTGGACCTCTCTGCTCCGACACAAACTCGTTTCCGTGGCGCATTTTCTGGTATGGCTTGCTTTCAACGATAAGTCCATTCTGGGCAAATCTGCAGCTGTCAAGTCTTTTTTGGACTTGCTTAAGTTTGGAATCTATGGTACAATAGGGCATAGCCCGAGAGCAAAAGGTG